CCTAGACCATTTAGGATATCCTACGTTTGGAATAGGGCATTTAATATTAGAAACAGACCCTGAACACGGACAAGACGTAGATACACCTGTTTCTAAAGAAAGAATAGATGAATGTTTTGAAAATGATATACAAAACGTTATAAACGATTTAGATAGAAATTTAATTTGGTGGAAAGAACTACCCGAAGACTTACAAAGAGTTATGGCTAATATGTGTTTTAATTTAGGCATTACAAGGTTATTAAAATTTAAAAAGTTTTTAGGTGCGATGGAAGACCGTAATTGGGATAAAGCCGCAGTTGAAATGTTAGATAGTCGTTGGGCTATACAAGTAGGTCCACGAGCTATAAGATTAAAAGATAGAGTTTTAAAGCAAGGAGAAAACTTATGATGAAAAGAGCAAAAGGCTATAAAAGAGGCGGAGCAATCAAAAGCTCAAAATACAAAAAGAAAGGTGGTTCTAAGAAAAGAACAATGAGAAGAAAATCTTCTAAAAAGAAGTAAGTGCCTCATCTTATAAGCAATATCCCACATTTCAAATGCTGGGTACGTAGAGAATTTACCGCAAATCATTCTAGATATCATGGCGAGTTTCTTCACGCTATTGCTTTCGCAGTAAACACAATACCAGACAGGTCGTTAAGTTTTCAAGTTGTTTTTACAGGTTGTGAAACTGAATATGACGATTGGGACGAAGGTAATATACACGGTGGTGCTATGTGGGCACGTATGCCAATTCAAGGTCTAATAGCTGACATACCTGTAGAGGAATGGGCGGTTCCTATGGAAGACCATTTAGCACAGCCTTGGGATTGCGAATCTAGAGAACATTCAGTAATAGTTATGGATAGGGTTAGTTCTAGTCCATGGCTTTGCAAAATTGATGGAAAGTTTTATACTGGTAAGTATATGTTTACAGTAGATTATACAAATAATGCTATTGCAGACTGCCCTGCACAACACAAACAGTCTCATGTATTATATATAACAGAAGATTGTGAATGGAAAGGTAATTTAGTTGCTTTACCAAATAATAGAGTAAGGGCTACAAGTCCTGCTTTATGGGTAACTGGTGAGGGTGCTCCAGATTTCGTTCCATCACAACACCTACATTCTGCAGAAGGGCATGAAAGTTATTTAGACCCTTCTATAACTTTTAATAATTTATACGAGGATTAATCATGGCGGCAAAGAAAAAATCAAGTAGTAGATACCACACCACTAAAGACGGTAGACGTGTTAAAAAAGGATTGTGGTATAACATAAACAAAAGGAAAAAAGCTGGAACAAGCAGACCAGGAAAAGGAACGGTTAGCGATAAAGCTATAAAACGTTCTAGAAAAACAACTAAGAAAAAAGTTACTAGGAAAAAGAAATAATGCCTAGAAAAAAAGAAAAGTCTATAAGACGTACTACTAAAGGCAAAGGAGCTAATTACAGACCTACTAAAAAAGGTGCAGGCATGACTAAAAAAGGTATTGCTGCATATAAAAGAAAAAATCCTGGTTCTAAATTAAAAGGAGCTGTAACAGGTAAGGTTAAAAAAGGAAGCAAAGCCGCAAAAAGAAGAAAGTCTTACTGTGCTAGAAGTGCGGGACAAATGAAAAAGTTTCCTAAAGCAGCAAAAAATCCTAATTCAAGATTACGTCAAGCACGTAAAAGGTGGAAATGTTAAATGGCTAAAAAAGCACCTGATGCCTTTGTATATAACGCAACACTAGAACGTATTGTAGACGGCGATACTTTTGACTGTTGTTTAGATTTAGGTTTTGATGTAAAGCTACATAAACAAAGAGTTCGTCTTTCTGGTATAGATACTCCTGAATCTAGAACAAGAGATAAAGCAGAAAAAGTGTTGGGTCTTGCAGCTAAAGAAAGATTAAAAGAACTTTGCGTAGGGAAAATAAAAGTCAAATCATTAGGTAAAGGTAAGTATGGTCGTATATTAGGAATACCATACACTGAAGACGGTAAAGATATTTGTGAAATACTTATAAAAGAAGGTCATGCAGTAGAGTATCACGGCGGTAAGAAAACTAAAGTTTGGGGCGATTATTAATGGACTCTGCTGTTACTTTAATACAAGAAGTTGGTTTCCCTATAGCGGCAGCAGGTGCGTTAGGTTGGTTTATTTATAAACTTATTATGCGTATTGTAGACGGTATGGAAAGTAAGTTAGATGTAGTTGATGAAAAAGTTGCTGGTCAAATAACTCAGTTAGAGGAAAGATTGGGAGGTAAACTTGATTCACAACACGGTATTTTAGTAGCCTTGATAGACAGAATTAGAAGTCTTGATAACGAAATTATCAGACAAGATACTATGATTAAAACAATATTAGGAGTTCCTCATTTAATAAATCAAGACAAAATAGCTAAAGCGGATAGAGAAGACCAAAGAAAAGATTAATGAAAAAAGTATATATAACAGAGTTTAGAGTAGGAGATACCATATACGATGGTCCTTTTATATGTGCAAACAGTTTTGAAGAAGCCGACTTAGAAGCAGAAGCTTATGGTGTGGTTATTGTAGCAGAAGCTAAAGTAATTGTGGGCATAGACGGCATTGAAGAAAAAGAAAGAATTTTACATTAGGAGGAAGGTTAATGGGAAAAAGAAAAACATCTGAACAAGAAAAAGATAGAATACTTTGGACCATTATGGTTATTGGAGTAATTTTAATTATTGGTATTTTTGTAGAAAATGTTAAAGCAGACCAAATAGTTCACAAATTCAAAAACCCCTCTTTCAGTGGTATAAATACATCCTCACACTACCTAACGATTGAAAACCAAGAGTTTAATCGTAAAATGAGTATTAAAGAAGAAATAAAAGCTTTACAAGAACAAATAGAAAGAGATAAAGAAAACACTACCCTTGCAAGATTTATTAGAAACCTAGAGTCAAGAATTTATGCACAACTATCAAGACAGCTTGTAGAAAACTTATTCGGAGAAACTCCTAGCACATCGGGTGTTTTGTCGTTAGAAGGAAACACTATAGAATACAGTATTGAAAACGATATTATAACTTTAAAGATAACTGATGCTGATGGGAATATTACCGAGATACAGTTGCCTATTGGCGATTTTTCTTTCTAGTTGTAGTTTAGTACCTGTAGATACTACAATACAACGAGGTAAAACTTTACCTAGTGTTTTACAAATACAGTCTGAAGAATTATTAAAAGTAGCACAACCTAAAGTTCCTATTGTTGTTGCTGTTTATCCAAACAGTTTTACAGACCAAACAGGACAACGTAAAAGTAATAGTGAGTTTGCTTTATTCTCAACAGCCCTTACCCAAGCACCTAGTCACCTACTTATTAGAAGTTTAAAACACACCGCTAATGGTAAATTTTTTAGAGTTGCTGAAAGAGTTGGTCTTGATAATTTAACAAAAGAAAGACAACTTATACGTTCAGCAAGAGAACAAAATGAAAAAACTGATGGACCTAAACCCATTATGCCATTACTTTTTGCAGGTGTTTTGATGGAAGGTGCTGTGATTGGTTTTGATACAAATATTAAAAGCGGCGGTATTGGAGCTAGGTATTTAGGTATAGGAACAAGCAAGCAATACAGAGTAGATAACATTACAGTAGCGTTACGTATGGTGTCTGTAGCAACAGGAGAAGTTTTAATAGATGTTTTAGTTAGTAAACAGTTATACAGTTACGGACAATCTCAAGATGTTTTTAGGTTTATTGAAGCAGGAACAGAATTAGTTGAAATAGAAACAGGAGACGCAGAAAATGAACCTGCAACTTTAGCTTTACAAAGAGCTATTGAAGAAGCTGTTTTGCAAATCGTCAAAATAGGGTATGATAAAAGTTTCTGGGAGGTACACGATGAAAAAACTAATTAGTTTATTATTACTAACCTCAACGTTTATTTTTGCTGCGGACAACGAAATATATGTTGACCAATCAGGTGCTACAGCTAATATAGATTTAGAACAACTTGGTTCAGGTAATATTATTGGCGGTCTTAATTCTTCTGCTGGTTCTTTAACGGCATTAGATTTAGATGGTCTTACTATGACATTAGACATAAACCAAATAGGAGATACTAATAAATTCTTAGGAGATATATTAGGAGATTCTATAACAGGTTTCTTTGAATTTGACGGCGATAGCAACACATTCACTATACAAGGCGACCCTACAAATACCTACGGTATTGATAATTCAAATTATAATGTAGACGTTACAGGAAGCACTAATACATTTACCTTAGACCACGGAACAACTGCATTAGCCGCAACACTGGATTTAGATTGGATTATCCAAGGTGATGGCAATACGTTTGATTTCGACATAAATTATGACGGTGGAACTTCTTATGTAGATGTAGACGGTGACAGTAATACCGTAAACTTTACAGGTTCTGGTTACGCGGGAGGTTATTTTTATTTAGACCAAACAGGTAACAGTAGAACTTTCAATATTACACAATCGAGTACATTAGATAATGATTGGCTCAAAATTATATCTAGCGGTAATAGTGGTACTGTGTGCGTCATTCAAAACGACCAAGGCACAAGCACAAGCTGCTGATATTGGAGACATATCTGAGCTAAACGGCTCTGCTCAAATAGTAAGAGATAAACCTTACGACGCTAACTTACAATTTGCTATACGTAGTAATGATGAAGCTATAACGACTAATGGTCGTATGGCTATTACTTTTTTAGATAAATCGATTGTAAAACTTACCGAACATTCCCAACTTCTTATAGATGAGTACATCTATGACCCTGACCCTAGTAAATCTAAAATGTCTCTTAACTTTGCATTAGGAACAGCTAGGTTTATCACAGGTAACTTAAATAGAATAGATAAACAAAATATAAAACTTAGTACCCCTACTGCAAACATAGCTATCAGAGGCACAGACTTTACAGCTACAGTAGATGAACTTGGGCGTAGTCTTATAATTTTGTTACCTGATGCATTAGGATTATCTAGTGGTGAAATAGAGGTAGTAACAGCTACAGGAAGTGTTTTATTAAACAAACCTTATCAAGCTACAACAGTTGATGTGTTTGAAAATGCACCGAGTAAACCTGTGATATTAGATTTATCACTAGATATTATTGATAATATGTTAATAGTGTCTCCGCCTAAAGAAGACAATGTTTTACAGGAAGAAACAACAGCTGCTAAAACAGTTAATTTATTAGATTTTAATGATTTGGATATTGATTATTTAGCTGAAGATTTTTTAGAAGATAACAGTTTAGAATTCACAGAATTAGATATTAATTATCTTGATGTTAATTTCTTAGAAGATTTACTAAACGTTCTTGATGCTTTAGCTATAGAAGACGAAGAAGACCAATTAGCATTAGCCACTGGTATAAACATATCAGGTACTTTAATAGGGCAAGATGCTAATACGCAAATAACAACTATAGTAACGGGTCAAACTGTAAGTTTACGTAGAAAAGTTAGTGAATCTGTACAAGTAGATTTAAACGCAAGTGGTGGCTATACTGTAATTTTGATACAAGATGGGGTTTCTAATATAATAAAAGTAAACGGTGGAGGCGATTCTACTATCACTATTAGACAAAGTAGCGGATGAAAAAACTTCTTATAATACCTTTACTGCTAATCCTAGCACTGCCTTTAATATTTCAATCAACACCTACAGAGATATTAAAACTTAAAGTATTTGATACATTTATAAAACAACAAGAACCTTCGGGTAATTTTGTTATTCTTAATATCACAGAAGAAGACGTAGAACGTGAAGGCGGTTATCCACTACCTAGAAAAAGATTAGCTGACATACAGTTAGAAATATTAGGTAAAGGAGCTCTTGGTGTGGGTTGGGTAATTAGTTTTCCACAGCCTGATAGACTAATGGGTGATGAAGATTTCGCTAGGTCGTTAGGGTATGCTCCTAGTGTGATTGCTATGTTTGAAACACCTAATAATAAATACCCTAAAACTACAGGAACTGTAATAAAAGGTGAAGATATTGGTGGTATACTAACACAGGGAGTCAAGGAAAATTTCTACGCCTACGAAGATATACTACAAGGAATTGCCAGTGCTCCCACCGAAGTAGACCAACTAGTTAGACGAGTTCCTTTACTATTACGAACACCTGATGGTTGGGTAGCTTCTTTTGGAACACAAATATATAAAGCACTATTCGGTGTAAGAAGCTACATCATAACTACAAACGAAAACGGTATACAAGAAATAGCTATACGAGGCATACCGCCAGTAAAAACTGATACTTTAGGTCGTAAGTGGATAAGTTGGGTAAACACGCCACAAACTGATTTAAAAGAGATGAACGTAAATGGTAAGTTTGTGTTTGTAGGCGTAACCGCTAACGGGGTGATGCCACAGGTTGCTACACCAGTTGGTTTACTAGAACCGCATAAAATACAAACAGCTCTTGCAGAGTCTCTTTTAATTCAAGATAGTCCTTTTATACCAGATTATGCCCTAGCTTTAGAATTATTAATATTTATAGCGTCTGTAGGGCTCGTATGGGCGTTTATAAGCTATTTAGGGATAACTTGGGGTATAAGTCTAGCTTTACTTACGATGGCTTTAACGGGCTTATACGGTTATCACACGATATCTACAGGTGTTTTAATAGATGTTACGTGGTCTTTAGTTTCACAATTTATTACAGGAGCTATAGCTTTCTACTTACGTTTTAGAGAACAATACAAACTAAGACAACAAATTAAGAAACAATTTGAGCATTACTTAGACCCACGACAAGTTAAACGTTTACAAAAAGACCCAAGTTTATTGAAACTAGGTGGAGAAAAAAGACGTTGTACGTTTTTATTTACAGATGTTAGAGGCTTTACAGCACTTTCAGAAACATTACCACCAGAAGAAGTAACTAAGATTATGAATAAAGCCTTAACCATACAATCAGATGCTGTGCAAAAACACGGAGGTATGGTAGATAAGTATATCGGTGATGCAATGATGGCAATATTTAATGCACCGATGGATTTACAACACCATGAACATGTAGCTGTTACTTGTGCTAAAGAAATACAAGATAATATTATAAAAGCAGATATCGGCGTAGCTATTGGAGTAGGTGTTAATACAGGAGAAGCTGTCATTGGCAACATGGGTAGCGATACTAGGTTTGATTATTCAGCTATAGGAGATGCTGTAAATACAGCTGCTAGGCTAGAGTCTGCAACTAAAGAAGCGGGTGCAGATATACTAATAGGTGAAGAAACCGAAAAATATTGTGGGGTACAGTTAAAAGCATTAAAACCAATAAAAGTAAAAGGTAAACAAAAACCTTTAAAAATATACACTTTTTGATATATAATCAATATATCAGCCATTGTGCTGCAGCTTACGGGGTGAGCTTTAACTCGCAAATACGTGGCAACACGCTGGAGAAACAATGACTGGAGTAGATAAGAAGACATATCTGAGGAAAAAAGGAAGCCGTTCGGACTTCTACATATACACGTCTAAAGGAAAGAAAATAAAATCAAGGAG